ACGGTAGAAGCCTGCTGTTGTAGTTTGAGCCGCCGCGGACAATCCCGTGTAAGTCAAACCCTGCTGCACGACTGTCAAAGTATTCATATCGGCCTGCTCAATCTGCACAAGGCATCCCACACGGATCAGCGGGTTAAGGAGCGTTCGGGCGCGCACGCCGTCTGCTGTAGCCTCTGGAATTCCGATGAGGCCGGTCGTCGACGAGAGCTTTACCGCCTCGCCGGGCCTGTAGCCTGTCAGCGGCACGATTACAACCTGACCGTTCTGGATGCTCCAGCGGAAACCGTATTTATTCGACCAGTCTCGAGCATAGTCTCGGCTCATTCCCCACAGTACCTTGCCGCGGGCCAAGGATTGCGCCGGGATCCCGCCAACCAGACCGTTGACGTCGGTCGCGTAGGGCAATTTATTCTCAGCAGAACTTTTCTGGAAGATCGCCGCGAGGACCTGTTCTGGCGTCGCGCCAGCCGCGATCGTCTGATTCAGAAGGCCAAAATTATAAAACTCGTCGCCATCGGCCGCCCAGATGTCGAGGTACGAGTCGACATTGCGCTCACGCCCGCGCATGAACTGCTTGATGGTTCCCTGAAACAGAATGCCGAAGTTGCCAGTTTCATATCCGGCCTGAAGCGTGATCGTCGTGAACTCGCCCCGAATCTTTCTTACAGTCGAATCACTCAGGTTATAGACGCGGACATATAGCGTGTTTGGCGATTGTGTATCGTGCTGGCGCGTCTCAAACTTGAAGCGAAGTTCGGACAGGTCCAGACCATCTGTCCCGGCAGAGACTATCAGTGTCGCTTTCCGTCCGAATTGATCGCTCACGAGACTATCCAGTACAAGTGGCCCGTAGAGCCCAGGTCATCAAAAGTTGGCACAACATCGGGCGCATTATCGGTCTGTGCCACCAGGCTCCCGCCGAACCCGATGTATGCGTATTGCTCAAGCAGATTAACGCCCGTAACCATCGGGATTCCGCTAATCATCGGTGTGCCCGTTGCATCCGCAATATCAATCATCCAACATGCCGACACCCAATTCCACTTGACCGTGAATTTATACGTCACGCCAGCCAGTGAGATATTGAACGTCTGCGGCGTCGGCGATAGCTGGATCTCGTAATACGTCGTCATGGCAGGGCAGACACGTTGATGTTGGGCGCCGGCACCGGGTAAGTAGTGCCCATATCAGACACTGCAGCATTCTTGCCTGGATCAGCCATAACCGATGAATCGGGGACGGTCACGGTTTGCGTCTGCGCCATCAGAATCTGTTTGCAGCCGATCCGCACAATCAATGAGTTCTCGGCATCCTTGTCCGTCGTCGTCGACAAGGACTTTATCAGCATGTTCTTGTAGGTGCGCTTACCGGTGTAGATCGTGAACAGGGTTCTAGCCCGGTAGAGCGTCAGCAGATTGCTATACGCCTGCTGAACGACAGATAGGCCGCCACTAAGCGACGTGAGCGCCGTGGCGACTCCAGATACGGCCTCTGCGGCTGCAACCAAAGTTCTGGCAGCGCCGTTCTGTGCCGCGGCGAATCCAGCCAAGGCACCTACAGCACTTGTCTGATTGGGGCTATTGGAAAACCCGTATGTCAGAATCAATTCTGCCGGCCTCACGAAGGCATGGTCGGCAATGACCGTGCCTTGCTCGACAGGATGCTCAGTGACCTCTAGCTCGTCCTGATGAACTTCCTCGAGAACTGCCTGAGCAACAATTGCCAATGTTCCATCCGCAAGGGACATACCGCGTTTTGGCTTGATGACCAGCAGTTGAAGCCCAATCTGAGCGCCGGACTCGAGAAATCCTAAAGCGCTCATTGAACCGCTCCTGCGAAGTTTCTAACCATATCGCCGTTGACGCGGCCCTGTTCCCCGAGAACAGTGCGGGCCGTGCCGTGCGGATCCGGTGAGCCGTGGACGTGAATGTCGGTTTTCTGTTGAATCGTCACCGAACCACCAGCAGCCGATGCAGATCCAACCCCCAACTTGCCATATGCCGATCCGTTCTCGTGGGCAAAGATAGCCTGCGACAAAGAACCAAGCTGGCTTCCATTCAATACCTGATCAGGCGACAGCCCTAGCTTTTTTGCCACATCAGCAATGTAGGCCTGAGTATTGTTTTCATTGCCGGGCGCCCAACGAGATATGACTTTGCGAATCGTATCGAAGCCGCGTGCCGCATAGCTACGGAGCAGCGCCATCGTAGCCTGCATCCCGGTTTGCATATCAGCAAAGATCGCAAAACCCTTGTCATCTGCGCCGATGGCACCAGCGCTGTTTGCAAAACTGCCGGACCGAATATTCCCGGGGTTATTGTTACGGATACCGCGGGGCGATGATGAGGTGGGCGGCAATTCAATAACGGTGCCGAATGGTTCTCCAGCTTGCCCCGCCTGAGATCCTCCAAACAACCGCTCAGCCGCCTGGCGCTTCTTCCGAATCCAGGCAATGAATGGGCTATCACCCGTGTGATATCCATCTGCCGGTGTAGCAGTGCTGCTACCACCAAAAACACTTGCTATCTTCGCGATGCCGCCAGCAATATTGCCGATGACCTTGGCAACTTCCCAGGCCTTCGAGAGAAAGACATCGACGTCTTTGCCGACCTCATCCCAGTTGATCTCAGAGACCCACTTCGCCACAGCCTCAAGGGCCGTTGCGATCTTCTGAGCCACCTTATCGGCGTTGCCTGCTTCCCACCGCTCAAACTGGGCAACGATGGTTTGCAGGACCGGTGCCAGATGCTCCTGCAGCAACACCCAGAACAGATGAACGTCGGACAGCAGATCGCGGATTGAGTTATCGAAATCCGTTCCTGCCTGCGCCGCCTGTTCCGGGTTGATGCCGAACGCACCAAGGTTAGCTCGATACCGGTCCTGGGCCGCCTGAATCTTCGGCAGTCCATTTTCTAGCATCAGCAGCGTATCGGGATCGATGCCGAACAGGCCTGCATATTGCGCCGCGATGTACGGCTGCATCTGCTTCATCTTGCCGACGAAGCCCTGGAACTGCTCGAGGGGGCCGTTGCCGGTTACGCCTAGCTGCTGGAGCAGCCCGTTCATGCCGGGATTCAGCCGCAGAGTGCGCGTGAAGCCTTCGAGCGACGTCTGCGCCTGGTCGGCAGTTAATCCGATCTGACCTGCGGCATAGCGCAACGCCATGAGGTTGCCGACCGTCTCGCCTGTACGCTGCGATGCATAGTACAGGCGCTCCATCTCTCCTGAGATGATTTTGACGCCGGCCACAACTGCGCCGGCTGTAGCGACAATCGCGGCACCAAGTCCCATCACCATCTTGGTGACGGACGCCAGTGAAGCGGTGAATTTCTTCAGGCTGGTTTCATCGGTCTTGTAGCCGATAGAAACCATGAACTCCCTAATGACGTCTTCGTTCATTTCCGGCTTTCCATGTATGCCTGAATGCGGCGCTCGTTCTCGTTTTTAACGCTGAGCGCATCGACAAGAAGCGCGATGTCAGCCAGATCAACAGTTCCGTCGATCAATGATTCATACTTGATCAACCCCTCCATGACAGGCAGAAGTAACCAGTCTTCTCCATCTGGAAGCGAGGCGAGGCTTACGCCACTCAGGCCGCCACCTGAGAAGTCAGCGACGACCCTGCGGGAAAAAAACTCCCGAGATTTCCCTGAATGACGGCGACGGTCAGTTGCAGCATCTGCGCCATATCGATGTCCTGAAACATCAGGCCGCCGTTGCGGACCATGACGCTGGCCCACTGGTTATTGCTCTGGCGCTGGACGGCGGCGAGGCATGTGTCGATCACGTAATCCGTGTCTTCATCCGACATCTTCGACAGCGCTTCAGCGATCGGCGCCACCAGCTCGGCAAATCCCTTAGATTCGCCTTGCAACGCACCGCCCAGGCCTGCGAGCAATGGAGCCAGCCGGCGGGCAACGTGAAACTGCTTTTTGGCATCGAGGCGGCCGATTCGGTATTGCTGCCCGCCAACGTCGATCAAGTCACTCATGATCAGGTACCTGCAGCCAATGCAGGATCCACGATGCCCGCATTAAATTCCCATTCGATCGTGCCGGCTTCCTTGGCGTAATCGTTCTTCG